AAATGAAAAACTACCGGAAGTTTTGCTATATATTGTAGTTGGCATAAAAAACCTTTCTGTTGTTTTGTTAAGAAAAAAATTATAGCAATTATAACAATTATATCACTTTTCGGTTTTCACCGCGAATTATTCTGCTCACATGTGATTGAGCAAGTCCAAACTTTTTTGAAATCGCGGTTTGTGTCATCTTTTCTTCTTTGTGTAAACGCCGCATTTCCTGACATTGTGCATCCGTATATTTGGTTGTTCCGTTCTTATGGCCAAAGTTGCGGGTGTCGCCCGCGCGTCCCTTTTTGTGCATTTCTTGAATATTTTCTTTTTGGGTACCAACTGATAAGTGCGCTGGATTGCAGCATAAACGATTATCGCAAGAGTGCATTACAACCATTCCTTCCGGCGGCTTGCCCTTGGTTAAAATATAAGATATTCGGTGCGAAGTGGTTCTATGGCCTTTGAAATTTGTCACGCCATAACCATTATCGTTTTTAGTTTTAGTCCAAAGCCAACATGCATTACCTATTCCAAAAGCTACGCAATCCCAAAATCTTTTTTCTCTTTTATCCATAAAAATGCCCCCCAAAGTTTCCCTTGAGAGGCATTTTATCACAAACAATATCCGTCTGCTAGATAGTTATTATCAACCATTCGCGATATTAGTTATCATCCCAAAAGCAGGCGGGAAATAGTTCTGTAATACGCCATCAGCATAAACCCCATATTCATATTTGCGGCGTGTCTGCGGATATTCGATCTGGTAATAATCGCGGCGTAATTTCATCTGCAATGGTTGCGCTACGTTCGGCAATTTATAAGGAATTGTCGAGCTAGTGAAAACCATAGTACCCGCAGGCAAGGACGGATGCAGTTTAATTGCAATATCCTTGCTGCCACCCATAGCAAACGGGTTGGTATATGATTTAACCGCGGTTCCCATGATGATACCGCGCTGGTCGGTTTCAAATACGAAGCGTTGCGCCGAACTGGTGGTTCCAACCAAGGCCTTTTTGCGGATATTCTTCATTTCCTGTGAGGAAACCCATAGCGTATCCGGGGACAATTTATAGTTATCCCAGAATGATTGCAGGGCTGTGTCTATTTCGGTAATGGTGCCATCAGTTCCCCCAGTAAGAGGAGTTCCAACGCCCCCGGTGCCTGTAGGCATGGTGTAAACATAAGCCCCAGATCCAGAAGTGAGAATCTGCGTCATCAAGCCATCATAAACAAGGCTGTTCTGGGATTTATCCGCAGCAAAGCCTGCACTAATATTCTGCGTTCCGGTAGCAGTAGCAGTTATCAATATGCTGTTTATGGTGGTAATCGCGCCAAGCAATTCGTTGCCGGAAGTACCCCAGAACCAAGCATAAGCATAAGCCCCGGTTACTGCGGTTACAGTGCAGCGCAAGCAATGGGTAGCGTTGCCATCGTTTGCAGTGGTAACAGTACCAACGCTTGATTTAATCGCGGTGCCTTGGTTGTACGCTTCAGTTGTGCCGTCCGACAATGTGCGGGTAGCTGATAGCGGCAAGCCGCCTGCAACGGAAGAACCTAAATAACCGTCGAAGGTAAGGGCAACGCAATAAACGCGCTGGGCGCTGTTTGCTGCAATGCTGCCCCCAGTGGTTACGTCTGCAACGGTTGGGGTCGGGGTAGTGCCTAGCGCAATGCTGTTGTTACCGCCAAGAATAACGTTTTCTTCGGCAATCATAACCGCATTAAGCAGCCCAAGAACCGCTTCGCCTTTTGCGTCAACGAAGCCTTCGGCCGACCAATCGGCCTCATAGGTTACGAAGTCATCAAGGCCTATGCCTTTGAAAGCAGCGGTATAGTCTTTTGTGGTATGGGTTATAGCCGCACCGCGGTTTCCTTCCGAAATACCAACGCCGCTATTGGCAGTATTAACGCCAGTAATTGCACGCCAATTTGCCTGGATACCTTTGCCGCCGACTTTGCGCGGTATCATATCACGCAGAGGAGTTAGAACCGGGTAAAGATGTCCAAGAACCGGGTCAAGGTCGTAAGTGGTAAGCCCGCTAGTTGCGCTGGCTGACTGTGTGAAGCCTGCGGCTTTGCCGATTGCGTCATTATCGGCAATAGGATTAGCCGCGATTTTGCGGTAAAGTTCCATTGTTTCATTAGTTAATTTACTCATTGTTTTTCACTCCCGTTGTTAAAATTAGTAATTTTTATTTTATTCAAAAACTAAATCCTTATTTCTATTTTATACAAAAACCGGATTTCCTGCCCAAACTTTTTTTAGTGCATCCTTTCCATTGGCGGCCTTGGGTTCCTCCACCGCTTCTTTTTCGGTTGCAAGCTTAGCGTCTGCGCTCTTTTCAACAGCCATTACATTTGCCTTTGGTGGTTTCGGCATAGCTTCAAATGCTGTTATTTTTTTGGCAAACAGGTTGTTCATGTCCACAAGTTCATTTACTTTTGCCAACATGTCCTCGCCTTCGGTGATACCTAAAACTTTTCGTATTTCGTCATTGGATTTTGCAACTTTCTGAATGTCATCATTGATGCCCGCAGCTTTTGCAGTATCGCAGGCGGCACCAAGCGCGATCGCCGCGGCGTGGATTGCGTCAATATGCTTTTGGTCGGCCGAACTGTTGCGTGCGCCTGCCTTAGCTATAACATCGCCCTTGGTGGCTAACAGGTCGAAGCCTTTTGCAAACTTTTCTGCGTCTTCCGGTGAACAAGCCGCCTTCATAAGGTTTTTCGCTTTTTCGCCAAGCTGGATAACGTCAACGATAACTTCCTTGTCTGCCCCGGTAAGTTCGGCCACTTCTTCGGCAACCATGTTTTTAAGCAATTCGCCACCTTGCACCAACCAAGCTTTAAGCGCCGCAGGTAAGCCGGAACCATCCTTTTCGTAATCCGCTTCCCATTGCGCATCTGATTGCAGGCAATTAATGCTGGTCAAAATATCAGCAAGCCAAGCTATGCCATACATGCCTTTTTTAATATCGTCGGTCGTGCCGTCCGCTTTTGTTGCTGGTTCCGAATCGCTCGATGAAGTGGTCGAAGCAGTAACGGTTGAGTCGGTCGCCGGGTTCTCCGCTGCCTTTTCTGCAACTGCAACTTCCCCCTTTGCCGCGTCTTCAACAACTTTGCCCCCTTCGTTTTCGAGGGTTTCAATTTCTTTGTCGCCGCCTTCCACTTTCTGCAAAAGGAATGTACTTTCTGGATTCGCCGGGCGATCAACAAGCGATATTTCGCTTAAACGAATACCCTTAATAATTTTTGGATTCTCTGTATCGCGCCCGCCTTTAAGAACTTTGCCACCGATCGAGAAGCCCTTATAAACGCCTGCATTTACTTTTTTGACGGCTTCGCTGTCGATAATATGTGCCTTTAAAAAGGTTTTGCCATCATCCAGCACGTTCATTTCAAGGGCAACGCCAGCGGCTTTTTTGCTGTCATGCATTTCGCGGATATTGGCGAATTTCATATAATCGGGTATAGCTTCTTCTATCGCGCTGGCTTTGATAATTTCCCCGTCGCAGTCCTGCGCTTCACTTGAAGCATAGCCGCTAACGATTATTGATCCATCTTCCTGCTTTTCCAGCTTTTCAATGCTACCGAATATTTTCATTTTAGTTCACTCCCGTTGTTAATATTTTATTCTTCGTCTTCTTCTGCAATTATTGGCGTTACCGTACACTCGCAATTAGGATGGAACGGCGCGGCATCGTCACCACTGCTAAAATCTTCATCTAAGTCGATGATACCATCATTTGCGTTTTCTTCGCAAATAGGACAAGGATTTTCTGCAAGCAACACCTTTTTCCCGGTGACAACCCCGCTTGCACGGTATGTTTCCATGCTGCCCTGCATATCGGCAAAGGCTATTTCTGTGCGGGCGATTGTTTGCGCCCGCGCTTCTGAAAAGGCGTAATTCTCGGATAACTTCCCGGCTAATTCGTCTGTTGTCCACCCCTCTTTCATTGCGGTGTCAATATCGCCAGCGAGCATATCGCGGGTTGCGTCATCCAGCTTGGTTACAAGTTCTGCGGCGTGGTAATTTCCTACACCCTCCGCGATAACATCTGCATCAATCGCTTTTCCTGCCCCATTTAAATATTCTTCGGCGTTTTCCACCCCCTCGCGTGCCGCCTGCGTTAGTGGTTTGGCGGTGATATTCAGAATTGCGGTAAGATCAAGGTCTAAGTCTTCCGATATATCATCGGCGGTGCCTTTCTCGAAAACGAAATAGCCGTTCTGCACGTCCACCTTGCGAAGCGTGAAAGATTTCTCCGCAACTGCTTTCTCGAACTCGACAATGGCCTGTTTGATTACCTTCTTTTTCGTCTTGGCGAGAAGCTTAGTAATTTTCCCACTTAGCGCGTTTGCCCTCGCAACATTTGTCGCGCTTAACTTTGCGTAAGTCTTTTTTTTTACGTCGGCGGTTTCTAGTCCACCCGGCGCACCGTCCTTTTCCTTATTTGCAGCGTTTGGTGGACTATTCTTATTTTCATTGCCGGGATTTATTCCAGCGTTCATTTGTTCCATAGCTGCCCGCTGTTTTTCTTCCTTCGCGGCATCAATTGCGGAAAAGTCTTTTGCTTCATAGCCAAGGTTTGCCCTAACTTCGTTTGCATCAAGTACGCTATGCCCCTCTGCATCCACCGAAGTAAGATATATCTGGTTCACCTGCGCTTGAACCAACGGATCTATGCTTTCTTCTTCCTGCCAAGTAAAATGCAGGTCGTTATATCCCCAATAAGTAACAATCAAATGATTTATCAGGTCAGAAAGCCATTGCATCATAGGCACCAAGCCTTCTTCCTCCGCCTGCTCTTTCACACTATCGGCGGTTGCCCGGTTGTTTTGCTTCACAAAGGCGGTGCTTGGTATGCTGAAACAATACAGCACGACACGGGCAAGCCATTCATCAAACGCATCTGTAAGGACTGCGCTTTTAGTTTCAAAAATTTGCATACCGCCGGGAATAAATTTCATGTGCCTGCGGGCGGCGGTGTTGCCTTCCATGAGCGAATCCCAATAGGCCTGATAGGTTTTTATCTGGTCGGGTGTCCATCCCTCTGGGGTTGCTGCTATGGCTTCGGGAATATTGCCTTCGGTGTAAAATTGCAGCTGCGACATTTCGCGGCGCAAACCCATATTTACAATCGTTATGATTTGTTCGACCGGGGAATAACCATAAGCCTTGAAGCTGCGTGGATTGCGGGGCTTGTATATCAATTCCCGCGAAGTGTAATTGACGGTTGGCACTCCCTTGATATTTTGCTGATAAGCCGGATCTGGTTCAATAGGCGTGCGCCCGTATTGGTCAAGCAGAACCTTGATGGTCGCCCCGTCTATTATTTCAAACGCAAAAGGTTTATCCCCATAGTTGGGATGAAAATAAATAGCGGGTGCATCAATAACAAGAACATCTTCGACCAACATACGCATCCATTCTTGCCAGTTATGGCGTTTGTCAGGCGATTTAAAAAACGTGGTGAGTTCTTCGCAACGCGCATCAGATTTTGCCTTTTTGTCTATAGGCTTTATCTGCCATTTCAATTTTACAAGCTGGTCTTTACGGCTTTCGATAGCAATACGAACAAGATAATACGCATCTGCTAGGGCGCGTAAGTCCGCAAAGCTGGTTGATTCATTAGAGCGCGGGCGGATATTTAAATTGGTGGCAACCGGATAATCATATTGCCGCCCTGCGGTATCGGGAACAATGCCTTGCATGGGGTTTCCGGGTGACATCCACGCGGTATCTGCCCCGGTTATGGTGGTTTGCCCGCGTTGTGCTGCCTGCACCATTGGCGGTAATATTTCATTGCTATTTGCCCCGCGGCGTGCGGTTCCGTCCGCTGCGCCCTTGCGTGGTGTTTGGTCTTCTTTGCGTGCCATAAATTTCTACCCCTTGTTTAATTTTTCTGCCTGCTTTGCCATTTCTTCCCGCATAACTTCCATATGCCCCCAACCAGAGAAATATTTCATTGCGTGCGCATAAATGCAACTATCGCCTTTATCCGGGCTTCGCTTAATTCGTTTTATTATATCCTCTTTCGATTCAATTTGGATACCCCGCGCAGTTGGCTTCCACCGTGGAGCGCATAAATCAACATACAAACCGCGATCTGGTGGCAGGCATATTTCTTGCCCGCTTGCCGGGTCGAGCGCTTCGCGAAACTGCCATATCCATTGCGCCCGGCAATTCACAAATCCCAGTTGCCCGGATTTGTCGCGTGCGTCGGTGCCTTCTGCGCCATTCATTGCGTGCGTTTGGCTTCCATGCGCAAGGTAAGTAAAATCATAAGGCGAGGAACCCACGCCGATAATATCAATGTTGATTTTGGTTTCAGAGTTGCCACCGTTTAAATCCCGGCATTTAATAGCAAGGTCAGCGACCGCCGGGCCGTCCACCGTTGTTTTTCCGGGGTGTAATTCCTGTTCGCCAAAAAAGTTATCCCAGCGGGGTGTTAAAATCGTGTTATCTTTCCCGCCGCGGGCAACGTCAACACCAATTGCAGAAAGCGGGGTTGTTGGCTTGAATCCTTCGGCAACTTTCTTTTTCCAGCGTTCTTGCGCAAGTTGCACCCATTCGGAAGGGATAACCTGCCACGGATGATCTTCTTTGCCTGCTTTAAAGTCGCCGTAAAGCATTTTTGAACGCAGGGGTTCTGGTAGTGCTTGCAGCGTTTTGATATAGCCGCTGGCCATGTAATACGGGTTATCGGTAATGCTGGCAGGTATAAATGTCCTGCTTTCGGGATTTATGATTTCTTCGGGGCGGTATACTTCCGGGTCAAAGTCGTAAACAATTTCGTAATCATCTTTTTCTATTCCTGTCTCCTTGATGACAAACGGGCGATTATCTGGCATTTCTAAATCTTTACCGCGCACCATTGCAAACCAACGCAATTCTCCCGGTGTTGCGGGGTTGGGGTGGCTTGGGTCAAGCCAAGGGGCAAAGAACTGAACAACCCATTCTTCTTCGGAGTTCATAGGCGGGTTGCCCGTACATATCACACGTACGCGCTGCGCGGGGTCAGGCGAACGCTTCCAGCCGCAAAGAAAGCGAAATTGCGATTCTGCGAATTTTGGTAATTCGTCAAATGCTTTAAGGTCGTGATCTTGCCCTTGATATTTGTCTTCGTCGCCAACATTCTGGCAACTGCCTAATTCAACCCGGCGGTAAACGCCTTTGTATTTGAAAGCCCAAAATCCTTTTCCATTGAAACGGGTCAACGAATTAAAGATTTTTTTTCCGCGCTCAATAATCCCGGAAAGCTGGACAAACTCGCGGCGAAAAATTATTGAACGCTGGTGCTGAAGCGTTGCACCAAGCAGCAGGTCGGTTTTACCGCCCCCGGCTTTGCCGCCGAAAAATATTATATCAGCTTCGCTTTCCAGTGCTTGTGTCTGCGGGCCGGGCAGCGGAATCCAAGGGGCTGTTTGTGCCGAAAGTGTGCGGGCGTGGTTCAGTAGGCGGGCTAAGTCCGACTCCGGCAAAGATTGAAGCGATTTCAGCCATTGTTCCTTCGCGTCCAAGCTGTTCAAATGGGATTGGCCCGCCGTCCTTTCCTGTGTGTTCATAAGCGTTTGTTTCCTTCCAACCTGCCTGGGACTTTAAGAAGAAAATTATTGAAGCGACATTGCCGCGCTTTATCATAGTAAGAAGCTGTCCCGACACGGCAGATATTGCAAGCGACTTTCCTTGCCTTATTGCGGTTTCAAACTTTTCGTCATTTTCTAGTTTGTAATAAAGCGTCCGTTCAGAAATACCAAGGCAGTCAGCAATTTGTTGTTTTAATAATCCCCGTCCAGCAAGGTCTTTGACGCGCTCATAATCAATTTCAAGTTCCTTCCTGCCCCTTTTTGCTGTTCCATTCTTTGACTTCTTTTTCGTACCTTTGATAAGTTTTTTTCCTGACATATTCACTATCCTGCAACTTTCCTTCTAACCAAGCCCGACAACCTTCTTCAAAGGCTATCTCTAAAAAATCAGGCTTTTGTTTCAAGTTCAGCTTTCCTTCCTGTGAAATCTTCCCAGCGTTTAACGATAACGTCGCAATATTTTGGGTCAAGTTCCATAAGGCGTGCGTTCCGACCTGTTTTTTCGCAGGCGATAATAGTGGTTCCAGAACCGCCAAATAAGTCTAAAACCACTTCCCCGTGGTTAGAAGAATTCTTGATGCATTTTTCCACAAGCTCTACTGGTTTCATGGTTGGATGTTCTTCGGAGTTTTTAGGGCGCGGTATTTCCCAAACATCGTCGTTTGTCCTATCTTCCACACGCTTTCTGCGCTTAACACCATCTTTCCAGCCATAAAGTATAGTTTCGTGGCGACTATGATAATCCTTTGCAGATAAAACTAGTTGGTCTTTTACCCAAATAATAAAACTTGCCCACTTTCCACCTAAATGCACAAACTTTAATTGTAAATGACCAAGTTCTTTATCGCTCATGCTGATATAAATATTTCCTTCACAAAAAGTAAACAAAGCAGTCAAATACCCAGTAACAAACCCATCCCAATCAGAAGAATTCATTTTGTCATTTTTTATCGTTCTTATTTTATGGCGCGGGTTATCGTTTGCCCCGTAATCAACATTATACGGCGGGTCAGTAAAAACCATATCCGCCTTCTGTCCACCCATCAGCTTTTCAACGGCATCAATGCTGGTGCTATCCTCGCACATAAGGCGGTGGTCACCAAGCAGCCATATATCCCCCAGCCTAGTTATCGGTTCTTCGGGTGGTAACGGGAATTCATCCTCATCGGTCAAGCCTTCCGTCCCTTCGCCAGATATAAAACGGCTTATTTCATCTTCATCAAAACCAGTTATTGCCGGGTCGTAACCGTCCTCAATCAGCGATTTTATTTCGTTGGCAAGCATTTCGTCATCCCAGCCAGCGTTTAAGGCGATTTTGTTATCCGCCAGCACTAATGCTCTTTTTTGCGCTTCTGAAAGCCCTTTGATGACGATTGCGGGGATTGTATCAATTTTTAGTTTCTGCGCCGCTAATAGCCGACCGTGTCCCGCTATTAGGCTTCCGTCCGGCTCAACCAGCACAGGGTTTAAAAAGGTGAATTCTGATATTGATGCGGCAATCTGGTCAATCTGTGCCGGGCTGTGGGTTCTAGCGTTCCGGGCATAAGGCACAAGGTCGGAAACGGGAATATTCTTGTATTCGGTTTTGATTTTATTTTTCATCAAATCCACCTATTTAGCGGTTTTATATGCAAAAAATGCAAAATTTTCATGGTCTTGTTATCCTTTTTTTTAGTTCTGCCATAACTGTTCTAGGGTTATTTACGGCAATTTGCACCATCCTTCTAAGTTTCACCGGGTCAATGTCTGCAAGCTCACACACCGCTGTAAATTTTGATTTATTAAACCTTAACCACTCCTCCGCCTCCCTTTGCGTTTTTTGAACCTTTGGCAGTTCCGAGGTATTGCAAAAATCCAGCAATGCCAGAATAACTACCCTTCGCCATAATGCCACTTCACCTATGCGGGGGCTTCCGTTTTCTGGTGGAAGTTTAAGCTCCCATATCATCGTTTCAAAATGTGTGTTAATAGTGCAGCAATCAACGCTTTCGCCTTTTCGCTTTCGCCCCACGGGTAGCGCCCTTTTTTATGGAATATTTATTTTTTATCTCACTTTTTTTATGAAATATCAATAAAATCCTTACCGGGCGCTATTTGAGCTATAAAAAACTTGGGGTAAAATTCCTGCACTCTGCGTCACGTTCGTTTATAACCTCCTCCCATTCTGCAACCATTTTGGCGGGTGCGCCCATGCTTTTTAAGTTTTTAACAACGTCTATCGCTTCCTCGATGTAAGCCTGCCAATCCTGCGTTGTCCAATTGGCTTTTAGTGCCGGGCGACTCATGGCGGGTTGCCTTTCGTGTAAAGCTTGCACCATTTCGGGAAAGCATCATCTGGCTTTTCTGGTATGCCCCGCTGTTCAACCCCATCGTCATAAACCTTAGCCAAAAATTTTATATCCCAACACGGTGCTTGCTGTCTTGCCCGTTGAATAGCTTCTGGTGAAATCACATCGAGAATTTTAAAAACTTTTTTTTCAATATTTTCTAAAACACCTTCCTCCGGTTTAAGGGGTAAGGGGTTATATATTTCTTTCTTTCTTTCTTTCTTACCTTCTTTAGTTGTTGCCCTTTGCCTGCCCTCCGCCTGCCCTCCGCCTGCCGCTGGCCTGCCCTCTTGCCTGCCCTCTCCTTGGTAATCTTTCCAATTAGTCACTGTAATAACTCTATAATTGTTTGTTGATTGGTTTGCCACCTCGCCTGTCGATTTTAGCTTATCTAGCGCGGTTCTGACTTGCTTTACTGAAAGTTTGGTTTGAAAAGCGAGGTTTTCCAAGGATGTCACGAGCTGCCCCGGCTCAATGGTGATACCGTGCCATTTCTTAGGTTCATAATTAACAGTTAGTAATAAAAATATAAACAACCTTAAACAATTGTGATCGTCTATCCATTCCCATTCCAATAAACTTCGGTGTAATTTTATGTAACCAATTTCCATGCTAGAACCCTTAATATCTAAACCCTTGTAATTTTCGGGGCGCATCATAATTTCGGTCTAGGAAAATTATAATACTTGTCACCGGGTAATTACTCCGATCTAGCCCCTCTTTAATTAAATTATCATTTATAAAAAACTTATCAATCCGAATTAAATAATTATGGATATTTTATGGCATAAACAAAAAAAATCCCCTTCCAGCATTAAGCCAAAAGGGGTCAAGTCCAACCTACATAGAAAGGATAATCTATACGCATGTTATACGCTCCTTTCGGTGTTTTGTGCAATGTAAAATTTTAGGGCTTGGTCAACCCTATGTTCCGCGGCGCGGCAATCAAGCAAATACTTCTTGTCCTTGGTGTCGTGAAATAGCTTTTGTATCGCCCGCATATCGGCAACCAGTATTGCAAATTGGTATATCTTCATTTCTATGCCCCCCGCTGCTTGCGTGCGAAGCTTAAAATCCCCAATGCGTCGGCCTCGTTCTCGTCTTTGGGGTCGTGGCCCCGGTTCCGCATTTCGACGATCACTTCGGCCTTTTTAGCGTTTCCCTTCAAGCCAAGGTTCTGTTTCCATGCCGCCACCTCAACGCCGCGGTAAGGAATCGCGTTTTCTTCGCAGAAGGAAAGTAAGATTGCCCAAAACCCGCCGTAAATATGTGCCGCGTGCGTGCCTTCATGCCGCCGGACTTCCTCGAAGTAAACTTCGTGAACGTCGCGGAAATTTGAAAGAAATTCCTTCCGGAAGCGAAGGAAGCGAATCCCCGGCTTTTCTTTGTTACCGGGACGCATATCGAAGCGGCCGGAAATAACGCGGCCTTGCGCGAGTAAAGCCCAACCAAGCGTTGTGCCGATGTCGATTGCGAGAATTGAGGGGTTAGCGTGTCGTGTCATCTGCGTTTTTCCTTTCGAGGTTTAGAGATAATTTTCTTCGGAGTTGTACGGTTTACGGCTTTACTGCTAGGCATAGTATTCCCTCCAATCCCCACGGCTTCTCTTGGTTTCGCTGGTTATAACGATAGCTGATTTCATTCAGATACAGGTGCATGTACTTTTTGCTTACATGGTGGAACTGGCCGTAAATCGCCCGTTTCACAATCGCCCAGAATGATTCAATGGTGTTGGTATGGATTGCCCCGAACTGGCCTGTAAACAGGTCACGGACAACGTAACCAGCCTTGTGATTGCAGCGACGATGCAGGACAACCTTATTGGCGCTGTTATAGCCGGGGTATTCATCGGTGTTTAACACGCTGTTTTTCGTGTCCATAAACTGCCGGATATAACGCTGCATATCCTCGCCAGTCATTTCTTCCTTATCTACCGGCTTGGCCTTTACCCTGCCGCCTCGTTCCACCGCGCCTACTACGGGCGTTTTCTTCGTGCCTCTACCGCGCAGGGAAGGCGTGTTGTCATCGTCATCCTTATTGGCGAAACGGCGAGGCTTGCCTCCTACATAGGTTTCATCCATTTCAACGATGCCAGCCAGTAGCTTGCCGTCATCCTTCATAGCGGCGCGTACACGGTGCATCATGCTCCATACCGTAGGGCGGCGCATTTCAAGGTCACGAGCTGCTTGCATAGCGGATAGTCCTTTCTTGGCTGAAAACATGAGCGCAATCAGTAGGAACCATCGTTGCAGGTCAACATGCGAATTGTGGAATATCGTGCCTACGGTCACGGAAAAGGACTTGCGGCATAGGTGACAATTCCACCGTTGCCCACCGTCATTCTTGCGCCCTACCCGTGGGCTACGGCAATAAGGACATTCAGGAGCATCTCCCCATCGTACCTGCTCTAAATGTGCTATACAGCTTTCCGGCGTAGGGAAGCGGCGGTATATATGGACTATGCTGGTCATGCTCCCTCCAATATCCTGATGACTTCGCTTATCTGGCTATCGCGGCCACGGCATTCCTCGCCGCCGTCAATCATGCCATGCAGTTCCTCAACGGCTTTTGGTATGCGCGACAATACGGTAGCAGCATCCTGCATCAGCTTGTCATTATCTGGATGACGCACAGAGTCACGAAGCAGGGCTATTATGGTGTTAATCCTGCCGGAAGTCTTATCGGCTTCCCGCACATATTCCTCAATCGCCGCCTGAATAGGCATCGTGCCGTCAGAATTGATATACATGAAGTCAAACTTTTGACATGCCTTCTCAAAGGCTTCCCTGTTAAGCATGGTGTTTCCCTTTCCTGATTGCGTCTATCTCGCCCAAAACGTCCGATAGAAGGACTTTCCCATCTCCAAAAATAGGAAGGCATTTAACCCGGTGTTCCGCGTCTTTCATGGCTGTCTCCCATGCCCCGTCCCATATCTGGCCGACACTGATTCCCCTCTCGGTACGTTGTCCAAGCCATTTATCACAAGCAACGGTTATCATTGATTTTTTCCGTATAGCCATACTCATACCCTCCCAAAAGCGGTTTTCATTACGGCTTCTGACTTCGCCAGCGACGAAGTGTAAAACCATGATTTAGCGTCATACTCATACGCTTTTTCTTTGGCGGCGCGGCGGGATGATTCCGCCGCTTCCTCCGTTTCATACGGGCCAGCGATTAGGACGCTCCGGCCAGCATCGTGCATTGCAATGTAGTAGTTCATATCGCCTCCTATGCCGCTTTATGGCTAGGGGAAAGAAACGCTTTGCTCTGAGCGCAGCGAGTAGCCGTTTCCGGTATGTGAAGCCACATTGCGCGGCCAGAGCCATCTTCGCATACTTCAATGTCTTTCTCGCCAACATGCTTCGTAAAGTCATAACCATATTGACGGCAGAAATCGTGAATCGTGCCGCCCTGACAATGATTGATGAAGCAAAGAGCCTCGGTTACGCAAGATGCTTTGCCTTGGTAGTGGTGGACGCTACCGGCCTGATGTTTCAATACCAGCGTACCAAATGCGCTTTCATGGCTTATTTCAGGTTTTGTGCTTACTACGGTCATATTTTCCTCGTTTCATCCTTAGATACTTAATTGCATCTAATAACCTAACCATACTGTAACTAAATACAGTAGTCAAGCCTTAAAGTGTACAATTCCGATACCTTTCATTAATTTGATTATAAAAAATTATTGCCCGTAACCGTCACCGTAACCGGAACCGTAACCGGAACCGTCACCGTAACCGTAACCGTAACCGGAACCGGAACCGGAACCGTAACCGGAACCGTCACCGTAACCGTAACCGTAACCGGAACCGTAACCGGAACCGTAACCGGAACCGTCACCGTAACCGTCACCGTAACCGTAACCGGAAATTTTATGCTTTATAGACATTTTGCCCCTCAATATTTTTAATTGCTTCTTTTGAACAAGGGATTATCTCTACCGCTTCAAGCCAAATCGCTTCTACCGGCTCACAAACTTTGCTATCCGATGACAGTCCATTATTGGCAACTTCACTTAAAGAAATTCCTTTATTGCTAGTTTTCCAATACCAGAGTCGGCGGGCATTCTTGAGAATGACTTCTTTTCCGTCTTTTTCTACAAGTTCACCATAATGCACACCGGCTGAAAAGGTGCGTATTATAACTTTTTTGCCCACTAAAGAATTTACGCCAGATTGCGAAACCGTATTCCCCGGCACTTGAACTGCATAAAACATATTAACAAGCTCTCTGGCTTGGCCTATTGTTAAATCATTAATATTCATAAAATTTCCTTATATTGATTTGTTGAAAAAATACTAATCCGCATGCGCGGGTTGTTTCCTGCTTTTTATTTCATCTAAAAAATCCCTCCATGTTACTTTGTGTTTGCTCAAAATGTAGATGTCGTAAACTTCTTCTAGGGTCGGCTCCGCCTTCCCCTTTGATAGCCTCCAAAGGCGTGTTCTTGCCATTTTCAGCTTTTTCGCTATTACGTCCGGCCTTAGCCCGGATTCCTTTATCCAATCGTCAAAACGCATAAAATCCCTTTGTTTCCCTGAATACCTCGCTATTTAAGGCATAAATAAACCCTTAAAGCAAGCGCTCTTTGTTTCATATTTGAAATAATTTGTTTCTTTTTTGAAAAAAACGATTGAACGAAGTTTTGGCTTATGAGATAAAGAAGGTGCCAATAACAAAGAAAGGAAATTTTACTATGAAAATTACAGCAACTTTTAGCAATGGCCATGTTGACGTTTACAAAGGCAAACGCGACGTAAAAGCCGCATGGATGGTTATTTATCCTAATGGCGGTTTTGAATCTGGCCATAGTTACGATCGCGCAAGTGCAGAAAAAACAGCGCGTAGCCACATAAGCCAAAACAGCCCGGCTTATTATCCTTCTCCAATAAAATTGCGTTACGCTCACACGGCCGCTTACTGGGAAAAAATAGCACGCAAGCAAGGCAAAACGGTTCGCCAAATTGTCGAGGAAGGCAAAAAGCAAAATGCAGAATTTGCCGCTGCCTGCAAAATCGAAATTGTAAACGTGTAAGGGAGGCGAAACCATGTCCACCAATTCCACGTCTTACAAAGTGGTTGAATACCACGGCACCGCAAACGAAGTTACGCTTCGCCGTGGCAACCTTCGGCAATGCTGGCTTTACCTGTTCAACACTTATGCCGAAAATTTAACCGCAACATATTTTACAGAAAACGGAATTTTAATTATTCCAGAGAAGAAAGGAACTTAACATGCGCAGCACAATTAAAATCGGGGCATACGAACGCGGGGTTTCCGATAAACAAGCCCGCGATACATTCGCAGAAGTAAGCAACAAAAAAATATGCGAATCTCTTTTGGAAGCGTGGCGCACCAATAAGCGCACATTGGTAAAGCAGGTAATTAATAATTGTTCTTCGCTTCGCCTTGCGGAGCTATGGAAGAATGGCACTTCAATGCTGATGACTCCCGAAGAAGCCAAAGAATTTAACGCATACATGGGGCAAATAATATGAAAACCTTTGTTCTTTTGGTTACTGCCACCGGGTTTATAGCCTTATCCTATAACTCAATGCACTATAAACCTGTTCATATTAAGCCGGAACCCACCCGCACAGAAGCGAAAGCCGATTGCGCAAAGCCGATTATCCTTAAAGGCACTTATCGCCCTAAAAACGAAAAAGAGAGGCAAGCGAAGATAGCGGAGATATGGGGCATTGATAACTCACAGCAGGCATTAAGCGACCTTGTATTATTAAAACATGATGGAAGCAAGGAAATTGCTTATAAAATCGCAATAAAACTTATGGAACAACCAAGCGTTAAAGGTTTAAAAATCCGCAATTATAAAGGGCGCGTGGTGCATGTTTATAAGGACGATATTAATAACGCCCCACCACTGGGGAAAAATGACAAAATAGCCAGCGTAGAACCAATTTTTGAAGCAAGAAAATAATTAACCAACCCAACCAACAAGGAAAATGAAAATGCAAAATAACTCAATAGCCACTATAGGCGATAACAACCCGCCGACCGACGCAGAAATATTAAAACAGAAATTGCGTGACACTCACAAAACCCCGTTGAGCCGGGCAGAACAATTAATTGCGGACGCTGCCAACCTTCCGGGCGTAATCAACAACGATGACGAAGCCAAGGCGCGTGCGGATTTTATCAAAGAAATGATTGCCAGCGGCAAGACGCTTGAAACGCTCCGGTCGGGGGAAAAAGAACCATATTTGACGCTTGGCCGCGTGGTGGATGGTTTCTTCAAAAGCGTTACCGACACGCTCGACAAAACCAAGCAGAATATTAACCAGCCGCTAACCGCATACCTGAAACGCAAGGACGAAGAAGCCAAACGCAAACTACGCGAGGAAGCCGAAGAAGCCCGCCGCGTGGCAGAAGAACAACGCCTCATTGCCAACGCCGCAGATAAAGCAAAAGAAGCCGAAACCGCCGCCGATATGCGCTCACAGGCAACCATAAGCGATTTAGGCGCGGCGCGGCTTGAAAAGATGGCAGAAGCAAAACCCGCGGAACTCTCGCGCACGCGCAGCGCAAGCGGTGCCGTTGCCAGTTTAAAAACTTGGTGGGTTGGCGAGATAACGAACCTTGCCGCGCTCGATCTGGAAGTATTGCGCCACCACATAAACCCAGATGCGTTGCAGACCGCGCTTAATTCCTACGTCAAAGCTGGCGGCCGCGAAATCTCCGGGGCGCATATTTACGAAAAATCCGAATCGGTTACCCGGTAATTTATGAAAACAGTCATTCGCAGATTAGGGAAAGGAAACGCGATTATGATTAAAAAGGTTCCATACCTGCCAATATGGTTTGAAAAGTCGCGCACATATTACGCGGTTCAAGTCGGAAAGCATTTTATTTGCTGGTGTTATTTAATGGGTGGCGGATGGGAACATTGGTTCCAGTTCAACCGTTTTAGCTATTACAAAGTGAGTGAATAGCCATGCCCAACAAACAACCAGCAAATAAAATGCAATTCTATGAGGCATACAGTCTTATTGAAAGCGTGCAAAAGATGACGGGCAACCCGGAGTTTGAACGCCTAAAAACCTTGGTGAAAGAGTGCGAAGAAATCATCAACCTTGGCCGGGAAGTCTTTCAACATTTCCCGGAAAAAGACGACGATCATTATTACAATTCCCGGCCTCAAACTTTGCGGGAAAAAGTGACCGATCGTTTAAAAACAACTTCGGCTTTCATGGCCGCAATAAGGAGATGGTAACATGCGGCAAACCAGAGAGCAAAAAGCCTTCGATCGGCGGCAAGAAAAATTGCTGAAAAGCTGGGGATTCGATAAGAATGGCGAACGCCCCGGCATTTACGATTCATCATATTACAATAACCAGCGTAAGCGGGTAATGCAAAAACGTATGGCATCATTAAGAATATTAGCCGAGGCAACAATATGCCTATGGGTAATTATAACAATAATGGTGGCAATTATAAAACTTTCTATGACTTTGACGGATTAAGGCAATGAGCGACGATGAAACCATTTATCTTCCACCGTTCCAAACCCCGGCAAAGCCGCTTTATGGCGAACCATGCAACGGTTGCGGGTGGTGTTGCCATATGCAGGTTTGCGGGATAGGTCGCGTCGTTTTCCCTGATGCGCCCGCGCCATGTCCGGGTATCGTTTACGAAGAAGGAAGGGTGCGTTGCAGCGTGGTGCTTGCTGAAATTGAAGACGGAAAGCATAAAATGGTTCAAGAAATGCTTGGTGTCGGCGCTGGTTGTTGCTCAACTGATTATTTTCGGGAAGGTGAAAACAATGTTTGAAGGTGGGTGTATTGCCGAAGTTCCCGCAGATTGGCCGGAACAATATAAAAAATTACGCAGGCGCAAACGTTTATCTAAGCGCCGCAAAAAGATTATTCAGAAACGTTATTATAACAAAATATCTAACATAAAAACCAATAAATTCATACAAAAAGGGCTGTATTATTTAGGCGATAGTATTGATCGCGGATTTAATTTAGCCCCAGATAGCGAAGGAAATAACCCATGAACCAAGCAGATAAAGAAACGCTCGAAAAGGAAATCAGCCAATGCATAAACCAGTTTCAAGATATAGTAGGTTGGCAACCGGGAGAAAGCCGCAACCAGCTTGTATGTGATATCGCCGAAGCAGCCATAGACATAATCCGCAAGCAGTCTGAGCCGCAACAGGTGAGTGGGGATGGAATAGAGCGTTGCATACAAGTTTGTCGTGATTTATCGCGGGAATATAGCGGCAATCCAGATGATAAAACATTGGATGAAATTATCGTAGATGCCAAAGAAGCCATAGCAGCCCTGCAAACCCCGAAGGAACAGCCTGTTAAAGATAACGCTTATTACAGGCGCGTTTATAATGAATGTAGCGAAGGTGAATTTCACCCTTTCCGTGACCATGAAACTAATTTTGGCTGGGGTATTTGCCACCGTAAAACAAAAAGGATTTTTGGTTATATAGGAGAAAAATCTAAATGCTTCGGTGTATCTGCTGCCCTTAATGGGAAATGGGAAGCCGCAAAAGAATTTTTAGAAGGCGACATACCGGATGAATATTTTGAACAATTCAAATTGTTGGAGGATTAAATGACACAGGATGGAATAAGGGCTGAGTTTGAGAAGCTATTTAAGAATGAAAGGTGGTTTATAAGTGCTGATACATTAGCCACCCTCCAAGCAGAAAACGCACGGCTTAGGGAGGCGTTGGATAGCGCAGTTCGTTACATGACTGCTTGTGGCGTTAATATTAGCGAGGATAATTATCCAGAAATAGAGCAAGCCCTCAACATATCGGTGGCGGTTAGCTGCCCGGTAAAATCGGATAACTCTAAACCAACGTCGCCAATTATCAATGGCAATACCGCTGCGGGTAACAAGCTGAGTAGTGGCGGCGTTGGCGTATGTATGTTTTGCCGCTTACCTATTATCAAGACAGATATAGGGCAGCATATTGTGTGTAAGTGTAAAAGGTAGAATATGCAGCTAAATAAGAATTTATTTATACCTCTTAAAGGTGAGTATTTCGACGCTTTCGAGGCTGGAACCAAGCCAAGCGAATTGCGCGTTTACGGCAAGCGCTGGAATGAAAAAACATGTTATGCCGGGCGGGGCGTTATCCTATCCCGTGGCTATGGCAAGAAACACCGCTTGCGCGGGGTTATAACCGGAATTGAGATAGCCGCAGCACATAAATTGCCAGAGAAACACCGTTTCGCGCTTTTAAACTGCTATGGTCGTCTTGATATGAAAATTATTATTATTCACATTGAAATTTTGAAAGGCGTTTTATGAAAGTTTATGAATTAATCTACCTATTAGGCCTCCTCCCCGCGGGTGCAAAAGTTTTGGCGGAAAACATGCAACAACATCTTTTCGAGATTGAAAGCCTAGAAGCTGGCAAAAACAATGCTGGGGAAGACATCGTTACTTTAAATATAGATGATATTTGTTAAAAACCATAACCGATAAGGAATAAAACATTATGCGTAACATGACACTAGCAACGGCAATGGTTCTTGGCTTTATGCAAAATATGCCAGCCCCCGGCGAATTTATATCGAAACAAACACCGCTTGGCCCGAAGAAAAAACCAACCGGAGCATTGAAGATTCGACGCGCTGCGCGTAAAGCCCGCAACCGCAAACGTAACGGTTAGGGCCATGGTCGAGAACAGCAAAATTGAATGGACCGATCACACTTTTAACCCTTGGATTGGTTGCACGAAGGTTTCGCCCGGTTGCGATAACTGTTACGCTGAAACATTAACTAGCCGCTTTAAAACGGTGACATGGGGGCCGGGACAACCGCGATCACTTACCGGAACATCATATTGGCAAGCACCGCACCGCTGGAACAAAGAGGCGGCAAAGTTAAAAGTCCGGCCAAGGGTGTTTTGCGCTTCGCTGGCCGACGTGTTCGATAACGAAGTTCCCCCGGAGTGGCGGCAACGTCTTTGGCGGTTGATTGCCGAAACCCCGCACCTTGATTGGTTGCTTCTCACTAAGCGCATAGGCAACGCCGCGACAATGTGGCCCGCGCCGATCGACGGGGTGCCACTTAAAAACGTTTGGCTTGGGATTTCAGTTGTCAATCAAGAGGAAATTAACCGCGATATTCCTAAATTGTTAAACGTGCCTGCGCAAATACGCTTTTTAAGCATGGAACCTTTGCTTGGCTATGTTCATTTTTCCGACGTTTCCAAGCGTTCCGATGCTGTTCAACAGCTTGGGAAAAAGGCTCTTAATGGCATTGACTGGGTTATCGTCGGCGGTGAATCCGGGGCGAAAGCCCGTCCTATGCACCCGGCTTGGGCGCGGTCTTTGCGTGACCAGTGCGTTATAGTTGGCGTGCCGTTCTTCTTCAAGCAATGGGGTGAATATGTTTCGGTTAGCGAAGTTGAAGGCACCGGGGAGCATTACACTTTTCCGGACGGGGCAATCGTTCGCCGCGTTGGGAAAAAACTAGCTGGCAGGACGCTTGATGGCGTTTTGTGGAACCAATACCCAAAATTAGAATTTGAAGGATTAACAATATGAATTTCATATTTGGTGCGGTGTTTGGTGCGACGTTCACCGTGTTAATTTTAAGTTGTTGCGCCGTGTGTAAAAAATAGTTGCAAGCATTTACAAAATATGCTTGCTTGTGCTTGCCAATAACTAAGAAAGGAAATTTATGTTTATCTTAAACACCACCAGCAATGACAGAGAAACCGTTATTGACGCTTTAAGCACGTTAGCTGGTTCAATTCCCAACGTTCCAATCAAGCGAGAAGAACAATTAAAAAGCCCCGATTTCGTCGTTGGCTTACTGATTGGTTTAAGCCTTGCCGTTAATTTTGGCGGCTTCCCGGAGAAGATAACCGAGCAGGGATTTAATTTTATGCTGATTAACGTTATCAACGATATTCTCGCGGCTCACTCCGAAGCTGAGCTTGCCGGGAAAGTAATCCACCCTAACGATAATAAAACTTCTCACTAACCAACCAACAAAGAAAGAAGACTGCTATATGACACAATCACAAATTATTACTCCCGGAAGCGCAGAATGGCACGCAGAACGCCGCCTTGGTATAGGGGGAAGTGATGCCGCTGCTGCCCTTGGCTTATCTAAATGGAAAACACCATATCAACTTTACCTTGAAAAAACAGGGGAAGCGGAGCCGGAGCTGGAAACTTGGGAAATGCAGCGCGGCAAAGCGTTGGAACCTGCCCTTCGCCAGCATTACGCAGACACTACCGGGCGCGTGGTTTCCCTGCCAAAATCCGCGATAGTTCACCCTAAATATTCATTTATGCGCTATAACCCGGATGGCTTGCCAGATGATCCGGAACGCTTGGCGGAGTTTAAAACCGCTGCTTATGGCGCAGGCTGGGGGGATGAACAAAGCGACGAAATACCGCAGGAATATGCTATTCAAGTTCAGCATGGAATGTTTGTAACTGGGCGCGTGGTTACAGACGTAACTGTTAGTATCGCCGGGAACAAACCGAAATATTTTATAGTCGAAGCTGATAAAGAGCTTCAAGAAATGATTATAGAGAAAGAAGCAGAGTTCTGGGATAAGGTAGAAAACCGCTTACCGCCTGCGCCAACAACCAATGAAGATGTTGCCAAAATATACCGTAAAGTTAATGGCGCTTCTATCGTTGCCCTTCCCCATATTGAGCAAGAGCTTTTAGCGCTTAAAGGTATTCGCAACAAGCTTGCCATGCTCACCGCCGACAAAGAGCGAAGCGAGGTTATTATAAAGGATTTTATGGGGGAATTTGAAGCGCTCACAGACGCTTTCGGCAATGCCCTTATAACATGGAAACAAGCCAAAGGTGCGGAAAGATTAGATACAAAGGCGCTTAAAGATATGGAACCGGACGTTTACGAACGTTTTATAAAAGTTGGTGAACCAACCCGGCGTTTTCTGGTGAAATAGCGGATTGCAACAAATGCTTGCTTAATGCTTGCGATTCGATAACCTACGCTTGCCAATAACGGCTTTTTTAAACCAAAAAAGAAGGAAATTATTATATGAATGACGAATTACAAAAGATTGAAACCAATATAGTTGCCAGCCCGCGCAATAACAATGCAATGACGATGGCAGGCGCAAATGCCCTTGTACAACGCACCCTTGGCGAAGTTCAAGTTGCCGTTATGATGGCTAAACAGTTCCCGCGGGATAAAATATATTCCAAGGAAAAACTATTAAATGATTGTTGCCGTGAAGGATTGGCAAGCGTTGCAACATATAGTTATAGCAAAGGCGGCACCGAAATAACCGGGCCAAGCATCCGACTAGCAGAAGCAGCAAAGAACGCATGGGGTAACATGCAAAGCGGTTGGCGCGAACTTGCCAGAACCACTGTAAACGGTGTTGGCATAAGCGAAGTCGAAGCGTTCGCATGGGATACAGAAAACAATACTCGCGCAAGCGTAGCTTTTACCGTTCGCCATTGGCGCGATACAAAAAGCGGCGGCTATCCTTTGAAGGAAGAACGCGAAATTTACGAACTTTGCGCAAATCAGGCTTCCCGGCGCGAGCGTGCATGTATCCTTAAAATGATTGACGGGGATATGATAGAGGAAGCGCTTAAACAAGTGAATGTTACCCTTACAACAAAAGTGCAGGTAACGCCGGAACGCATTAAAAGCCTTGTAAAAACCTTTTTTGATGAATTTGAAATAACCGAAGCTCAAATAGAAAAAAGGGTGCAACGGCGTGTTGAAACCATCAACCCGGCAACAATGATTTCTTTAACCAAAATATATAACAGCCTTAAAGATGGTATGAGCAAAAAAGAAGATTGGTTTGAACCGGAAGAAGCGAAAGACGACGAAGGGAAAAAGCCAAAAGGTAATGAAGGGGTTAAAGACGCTATAAAAAAGAAAGCTCCCAAAACAGCGGGGGGGAATCCAGAAACCGGGGGGCATCCGAAGGAAGAAAGCACCCCGGCGAGTGTCGGCGGCGAGGCTCCTGCAAATGATGCGGCGGGATCTGATGCAAAAGCTACTCATGCCGCCAAAGATATGGCAACTAAGCCAATACCCCTACACTCTGTTGCTGGCAATGCCGCAGCAACCGACTTTGAACGCTGGAAGCTGGACTTTATGAAAGGCTGTAATTCTGCACAATCGAAAGAACATTTGCTGGAATTTTATAGCGCCAACGTAAAGGTCTTGGGGCAAATTAAAACCCGCGCACCTATATTTTACGATCAATGCGAACAGACTTACGAAGATAACCTTGCCCGTTTTGATAATGGGGAATAAAGAATATTTACCCTTTGCGACAGGAAGGGAAATATAGCAAGCGGTGTGTGCTGGCTCCTCATAGGCCGAACTACCGAGTTAAAGGGCTTTATGTTCCAATCCTTCCTTACATGGACGGGATGCCTGCATAAAGCGGATTTAACACACAATCCCCCGGTGACAGGTAGTTGTCGGGGGATGGTTTTAAAATATGTGCGCGGTTGTTATTGGCAAAATTTCCGCCGCGCACACCAACTAAAAGGTTAGGCTAACATGGAAAACGGAATGACATTGCAACGCGCAACAGTAGCAATAATATTTTCAGCTTATATGGGTATAATTGCGGGTATTTACGGGATGGAAATATTAAGCTGGAATTACTTATTATTTATTGCGCTGCCAAGCGTTATTACTGGCTATGCGGTGCAGTTTGCCAAAGTTAAAATTACACCGGGCCAATGGAAAATGAGGAATGGAGTTATTGCTAGGGTTTTTCGCATTGATACCAATAATAGTATTTATCCAGTTTATGGTGAAATCTGGGAAAATGGTAAACCCCGACATTCGGATTGTTGGACGGCTTACGGCCAGTATTTCAATGGCAGGGAATATAAGCACGGCAACGATTTAATCAGAAAGGTAAAATAATAAAATGTCAAAAGAACACAACGGTGCGGGCATCTGGTTTGATCCAGAACGTTTTACACCGAACAACGAAGAAATCGTTGCTATGGACTGCTTTGTTAAAAATGCTGATGGGGTAATGGTTCGTATTATTCAAACAGGTATGTATGAAGTCCGGGCAACTGGCCGGGAAGTATGGCACGCACCCCAGCAATTTGATCAATTGTGGCGGTGGATGCGTTACCCTACGCTTATAGATCAAACATTAAAGCAGATAAAAAAACCGGGATTGATACATTAAAGGAAGCCGTATGATAAAAAAACAAGCCAAAAATTCCAAAGGCGGCAATGCCCGCGCTGCGAAACTTTCCCCAGAAGCCAGAAAAGACATTGCCAGCAAAGCGGCAAAAGCCCGCTGGGGGGATAAAAACAACCCGGTGGACGTGCGCGGGATATTAAAACCGAAAAAGAACCCCGCCAAGGCCTCAAATTTGCTTGTGCAGCATGTTGACGCAGTTAGGGCGGGGGTGAGGTCGGAAATCGTCCTTGCGGTGCTTAATGGGCTTTATTCTAACCTCGACAACACCACTAAGTTCATTGCGCACCATACCCCGTCAATTTTCCGGGAAGGAATGACGTTGCAAGAAGCCTGCAATAAACTTGCCAACATGCAGGCGAGTGAAACCGTGGCTTATATGTTGATGGAATAAGCGCCAAAAAAGGTTGTTTCATAAAAAGGCTGGAATTTGACAAACAAAAAGGGGAATAGGTGTATTTCCCTATTCCCCTTCCTACTTTTGCCCCCTGAAAAAGGCGCTCTTGCGGTGGTTTATGCGTTATTGTCTGCAACAGGTGCCGGGGATGGTGCCGGAGCTGCGGCGAGCTTATCAATTAAAGTTTCTATAATGGTCTGCTGATTGGCAACCAGTTCTTTGGTCGCTTCGTCGTTTGCGTCATTTTCTGCAATTGCTGCGGTATTTGCGGCAACAGTTTCTTTCAATGAATCAACCTGCGCCTGTACTTCGGAAGCGCTGCCAGCGGTTGCGATTGTTTCAATTTCTGCAAGTAATTCTGTTAATGTTTTCATGGCTTCTTTTCCTATCTTAAAGTTAAAGTGATTAATCACGGAAAGGGACGAAATATTTATAGTTATATTTTCCGGTAATCCGCCGAATAATTTCGCAAACATAAAAACCCCCTTTGTGTGTGGTAAATAGTTATACCCCATTATTCAGCGTGTCAAGGAGCTAGGCAGGTGGCCTTGCGTGTCCTAACGTATCGAGCAATTGCAATATTATTGTTTCCTGCTTGAACACTTCGTTCCTTATTTCTTCATCGTATTTTTTTATATCCGATGTTATTTTTTCGGAAGTTTCGGAAATATCTGTTTTGATTTCATCCAACGCAGTCATAACCGCTTCATCGGTTGGCTTTCCGGCGGCAATAATACGGATTTTTTCGCGTATCTGTTCAATGTTAAATTTAGCCATAATAAAAACCTTTCATTATATTTTGTTAAAACGGTTAAAAACCTTATTCAATTTACAGTTTTCATTGATATAGTGTCAATTTATTTGCTTGCCTTGATTTTTTCAACTGAACGCATCGTTCCCAGCCCCAGCATACCAGCAAGCACAGTATAAAGCGCGTTCATGTCAAAATCTGGAAGGTCTATGCTATGCCCGGCGGCGGCAAAACAAAAGGCAATAAGGGGTTGCAGAATAAAATGGTATGCGAAAGCCGCGCCGCATATCCAGCCAATAAACGGCCTCCACCCTGATACAAATAAACTATCGCTTTTCGCTTCTTCAAGGTTTATAGCCATCTGCCCCTTGGCTAAATCAGTAGATGCAGCTAGTTCCGCCAACTCTCCTGTTTGCTGCAATTCCATAAGTTTTGTTTGTGCATCAAGACGGTCTTTTGGATCTGGGAATATCCTTTCTAAAACCTTGCTTCCAAAATCAAATAATGCGCCAAGCCCCGTTATATCCATCTTATGCCCCTTTTAGAAACAATGCTTGTTCACGCCCGCGTCGGGCAGATAACCCCTTTGATTCGACAAGCACGCCGCTTATGCGCTCTTTATTCCATTTAGGAAAACGGTTGGCAGCGTCCGCGTAATTCCCTTGGTTCAATACCCGAAGCAACCCGCTTCCCTCAAAATTGCCTTCGCCTATATTGAAAACAAGGCACACCAGCGCGTCAAACTGGTTTTGCGTAAGAGGAACCTTAACAAGTCTGTTTACCGCATCCGCCGCAATAGCAACGTCCTTTTTAAGCAGGTCGTAAATCTCCCTATCAGTAAGCATTGAAAACTTTTCACCTTTTTTAATCAGGTGGCCTATACCGATAGTGCGGTTTCCTTCACTGTCTTTGTATGGAACGCTTACTTTGCCTTCGCTTTCTTCAAGGCAAGCGCAACCATTATCAGAAAACTGCATTGGGCTTTTCATTTTTTTACTATCTCCAAAATATTATCAAGGCGGGCATGTATGCGTTCAAGGCTTTGATTGGTTTCCAGCCTAGCCGCGTTTAAATCCGTTTTCTTTGCGTAATTTTCCGAAACGGATAATTGAAATCTGGAATGTTCGGCTTTTATAGTTTCGACATCTTCAAACAAACCAGAATGTTGTTTAAATATATTCACCATTAAAAAAACCGCCAATCCTGTTACCCCGGTTGCAAAGATAGTAAGAATTCTTACCCATACGTCTTCCATGTCATGTTTTCTTTACGCTAATAAAGTTTACGATAAATCCCCCGTGCAAACCCATTCATCGGTTCCAACCTTACGAACCGATACAACGCTATATTGTCCAACAAAATTAAGCGTGGATTTCTTTTGTAGGGTTACACCCGAACCAGCAAGAAGCGAAGCTGCCCCGGCACCAGTTTGTTCAAACATTATTACGGTTCCAACCGGGAACGGAGTAGTTGAACTTGGCGGGATAGTAGCAACAATTGCGCTTGCTTTATTAAGGCGTATATATTGTTCTGCATCCCTTAAAACAGGCGTGTAATCGGCAACTTTTGATTGTACGGAGCGAGTCGGGCGGCTTATCAGGCGAACGCCACATTCATAAACTTTGAATTTCAACTTCGTACCCGCAATAACTGTTGTATCAATATAAGGTTGATAAGTTTTCCCTCCGCGCAGGGTATCAACTAAAAACTCTTGCGTCATATAACACTGTCTTCCAAGTGGAAGGCACCCTTTGCCATATCCACCAGTTACCGAATTTGCATAAGCAAAATAACCGCCACTACTTGAAACCATGCGGAACTGTGGCGGGGCAGGCAATCCGATAACTTCCAAGATTTCCATATCTAATATGCCTTGGATAACGTCACCAGCGCGGAGGGTTTCCAACATTGTTCCGGTATTATTAAAAATATTAAAGAACATGCTGGTTGATAATTGCGTTGCATCCATTTCAACAATTAAAGCCCCGTCTGTGTCGCGGGTTAGCTTTACGCCTGTGCTGAAACCAGAACAATACCAATTATCCATAGTGCTGGAATTGAACGAGCCTTCAACCGCAGTAAGGGAAGGATTGTTACTTATTGGCACGCCGCCCGGATCGTTAAACTCGCCACGCGCCGCAATCATGGCATTTGCCAAAATCTGCGCAATTATTTGCGAATCTATGCAACCGGGGTGAATATCTGTTGAATAAAGGCTAACATCGGAGCCGCCGCCATATGCTGCGTAACAGTCAATAAACCATAGCCCCGGTGTTATATCGCAAAAGGCTTTCATTGCGATATTGTAATTTTTTATTAAAGCTATCCTTGTTGCATGTTGCTGCGCAGTTTCCCCGCCGTACCCCTGCGGGTAAGGAAGGCCTGAAATAATAAAGATATTCTGTATGCCAAGACTTAGCATAGACTTCATGGTAGTGCGGAAATATGTTGCAAACGACGAAAACGAAATCCCAGCTATCGCATCATTAATATCAATCCAGTAAGTCCAATCCCATTCCTCGTCCGCCGGGCGCTTCGCCATAACAGCGGTGCAATCGGCAACGCAGCGGTTCATAACACCTTGCGCAGTATCCCCGGAAACCCCGCTTTGTGATTCGATGCCCCAGCGGTAACGTTCGCCAATTAATGACTGCACTTGGTTCATAACGCCATTGTTGAATTTGTAATAATATGGGTAAACTTGGTTTGTGCAATTCAGATATTGACGGCTATCCCCCATAGCGCCAAGGTTCACCCTAGCCCTTGGTTTAGATGCAAGAACCAGATCCGGAGGAATTATAGAAACATTATTATTTTTAGTGGTTGCGCCGCAGGAAATAAGAGAATCTCTATCAATATCCAAAACATTTAAAATAACCCCTGCACTGTTCGCTTGGTATTGCGTACCGCTGCGACCTATAAAAGCCGCGTAAGGTATAGAATACATAGTAATATTATTAGCCATCAGAAATCCCCCTATAAATGTTTCACATAAGGGAATTATACCATAACATTCTTTCGCGGCGAAAGTAGCACGTTAAAGGGGGTTGGCTATGTTTTGTTTCCTTTGCCCGGCTTTATTTTATCGAGGATTTCCCGCGCTTTTATTGCGCCCCCGATTGCTTTTTCCATCATTTCGGATTTGTTTTTATTCTTTTTGGCAATTGCACCGGAAAAAGATTTTATGGGAAGCGCCCCTTGCATAACTAGAAAACCTTCGGGGGGGATATATGGGGTTACGTCACTATTATTTTTCCCGCAAAAATCAATCGCAGCAGGTTCAACTTCAATCACGTTGACCACTTCGCCAGTTTCACGGTTTATCAATGAATATGCTGCCATAAAAGCCTCTTATTGTGAGCAATATTCAGTGACTATGCAATAACCAGTACCGCCTGCACCGCCATTTGCACCGCCACCTGACCCAGTATTGGCTTGTGCACTTATCGTGTCTAAACCAGCACCGCCAAAATATGAATCGCCACCATTTCCGCCAAGTGGTGCTGCTGGCGATGATTGATTTGCTTCAATACTCCCCATGTGACCATAAGAACCCCGAATATTAATATCACCTCCAACACCAACACCCGGTGCGCCCGGCACGCCACTGGTTGCGCCTGAAGCATTTGTTCCTGTGGCTGCACCTGTTGCACTAAAAATACTTCCGAAAGTAGTTGTTCCATTCGCAGATGCAACTGTAACAGCTTGTGAAGTTCCAACAGTTGCACGGGTTACCAATTTACGAGAATAACCGCCTGCACTTCCGCCTGCGCCTGCACCTTTTGGATTTCCTGAACCTGCGTTGCTAGTTCCCGGTGCGCCACCGCCAACAAGCTCAACGTCAGCTGTGACCATGTAAGTGTCTGGGGTATATGTTCCACTAGAAGGGAAAACTTGACGCTTAACAACGCCACTACTTGCTGTTCCACTGCTGATTGCAGTAATGCGCCCTGTTTTATCAACAGTAACATTTACAGACGTATAGCTTCCAGCTGTGACCATACTATTTTTTTTCATGGAAAATTTCACGCCATACGCCTGAACCTTCGTATTTTAGCACCATGAAGCTGCCAGCTGTTGCCACAAAATTGACAGCAGCTTGTAGAATAATATTTGCGTTATGTGTGACAGTCGCAGCTGCTGCAAAACGCACGATATAAAGCGGGTCAGCAGCATTTGCACTACTGCCAAAGCTGGTGATTGTGGTTGTGCCTGTTATTTGGATAATGTTTGAAGCGGCACTGCCAAGGTTGCAGGTTGCTGCGCTGGCAATAGTAGCTTCCGTGGTTAAACCCGTGCTTAATGCGCCTGCACCGTCATCTTGCAGTGTTGCATTTATGTTCAAAGTTAGCGCACCAGATCCGTTGTCCTTCAACCACTGCCCGATTGACATTTCGCCCACAAGCCCGCGCCCGACAGCCCATAAAACGCGTTCATCAGTAATCATACTGTTGGTTATGGTGGTGCTGCTAGTTTGCAGCAAAATTTGCGCCACAGGCACTTTGCCGCTTGGTATTGCGGGCGCAACAGGGCTGGCGTTTGGCGTGCCTGTTACGATTGAAAGCGCACCTGTTGCTTTATCAATAACCGCACGGTCAATGCGGGGGTTTCCTACGGGGGCAGTTATGGCGCTGCTTGTTTGCGCTGCAATTTCGGTTAAGGTCGTGCCAGAAAA